ATCTCCGTGAGCACGGCCAGGCGGATCTCTTTCTTGCCGTAGGAGGGTTGACCGTCTCGACCCTGACACCGCGGGCACGTGAGCGCCCGCTTGTCCGTGGGGAACATGCCCAGGCCACCGCACCGGGGGCACATCTTGAACTGCTCGCGCCAGCGTTCCTTGTCCCCCGCCGATACGGGACTGAGCAGGAACTTCGGCTCGCCCTCGTACTCGGGGATCGGCGCCTCGAACGGCCCGGCGCTGTCCTCGAGTAGCAGGTTGGTGAATTGGATCTTGTCCATCGCCTCCTCCTTTTCTACCGCAACAAATCCAGCCCCCCAACTCGCGCTAGAACGCGAGCGTGGTGCCGTAGTACGTCGTGTTCCTGTCGTTCGTCGTGACCATCTTCATGGCCGTGGCGTCGGCGTTGACCCCGTAGTACGGCAGAATGGCGACGGTCGCCTGGAGCGCGGTCTTGCCGGGAACCCCCCACGCCGCCACCTTCTTCACCAGCACTTCGGGGTACTTGATCGACCAGTAGCGGGTTGCATCCGTGCCGAACTGCGTGATGATCTCGACCACGTGCGCGGCGTTGTCGCACAATGCACGCAGAGTGTCCGCAGAATCCCAGATGCCCGTGATCGTGGTCGGAATCATGAAGGCCCCCTCCGCGATCTGGGCGGCCGTCATCAGGCCATCGAGTACCCGGAGAAGTTCCTGGCTGCGGTTCGGGTTGGTGTCGAGGGACAGGACCACGCCTGACGTGACCGTGTCGATCTTGACGATCATGTCCTTCATCACGAGGCGCGTGCCGGGGAACGCGGTGGGCGCGGCATCGTAGGGCGTGCCCGACTCGGTTGCCTCGTCGCCCATGCCAACCGTGCTAACCGTCACCGTGAGGGCCTGAGCGAGTTTCGAGGCGGCCAGACGAAAGCCGGAGAGGCAAACGCCCTTGTAGAGCTTGTACTTCGTGTTCTGGAGGTCGCCACGCTCCAGCCACACCGACGGTTGCGCGGCGGCGGTGATCTTCGTGGTGTGAACGTACGGAGCCGAGCCGCCGGTGCTCGTGAGGTCCCCGGTCAACATCTTCTGGAGGATGGGCATGAAGTCGAGGTTGGCCATCAGGGTGATGTCGCCACCGGAGTCCTTGAACCCCTGCGACGGTGGCACGGACGGGTTCGCGTCCGAATGAATCTCGGGCGACTCGGTCGGTGCCTGCTCGTAGGCGTCGAACGTGGTACCGCCGAACGGAATCACGACGCCCTTGGCGGTCGCGGCACCGGCACCGAACGTGTCCTCCTTGCCGATCACGATACGCTGGAATGCACCCACACGCGGGTTAGGAACTGGCATCTAACACCTCCACCTCGGTGCTGCCCTTCCCGGCCCGCTTGCCGGTGTTGCCTTCGGGCTGCACGGTCACGCCCTTGGCGGCCATTGCTGCCGCCACCTCTGGCGACAGGTCTACCGTCGTGGGCACCTTGGACACTTTGACGAACCCGAGACCGACCTGAAACTCGTTGAAGTCCGGGCCGTCGGGTGGGAACGAAACGACGTACCGCATGGTTGCCTCCCTTAGCCGATGTGTGCGGTAGCCCAGACTTGGCGCATGAGTACGCCGCTGTTGAGCGTCCCGAGTGTGTTCCATGATGTTGGGTACAACCTGTCGCAGCCGGTGGCGGGCACTTGACCGCGGAGCGCGTCCCTGCAATCGATCAGCATGTCGCGCACCTTGGAGCGACCATCCTTCGGCGGGTTGGCCGCCGCGTAGAAGAGGAGCACCACCTCGATGTCCTCCGACTCGTTGTCCTCACTGTCGATCTCCAGGGACCGCGTGAGCTTGCCCTGGTTGACGATCACCGAGATGACTCGCGGGCTCTGAAGCGTCTCGACTTCGCGCACGCCCGCGGACGGCACGATTAGGATGTCCGCCTGCCCGATGTACGCCGTCTTGAGGGCGTCCACCACGAATGCCTCAACGTCGTCGTAGTAGCTCATTGCAGGTACCACTGCCCATGGAGTTCGTTTAGCTTCTCGATCGAGTCGGGCTCCAACCCCATGAACGAGCGCATCGGGACGTTGCCTTCCGGGAAACCGAACTGATGAGTCGGCGCGTACTCGTCTGCACTGCGCCGGTTGCGGCCTCCCGTGCTGGGGCGCACGAAACCACGGGCGTAACCGAGTCCCGCATCGTCGAAGCCCGCCTCCACGTCCATCGAGCGCCGCATGGTGTTGGTCGCGACTAGCGTCCCCCTGCCGGGGAACAGCCGCGCCTTCCGATTCGCGTACTTCTCCGAGAGCGATGGCCAGACAGCGCCGGTGAAGGGATCCTGCTCATTCTCGAACGCCTTCCGGCTGTCCTCGAGGATCTGCTTCGCCACGAGCTGCATGAACAGGATCGGCTTTTGCGCCTTGGTGATCGTGTCAGCCACGAACTTCATAGCCTCGTCGAGCGTGACCTTGATGTCGATCATCGGGCGATCCACCGGAACGGCGCAAGCAGGTGTTCGAGTTGCGTGGGCAGCACTTCCTTGGCGACGACGCCAGCGGCGGATTCGACGATCTCCGTCCCTGGGTTGCGGTACATGAACGTCAGCAGGTGGAGGCAAAGCGCTTTGAGGGCACCGTACTCCGCGCTCGCGGTAAGTGCCGCGGCGTCGGTGGCGCCGTACCCCGCCACCCACTTCACGCGCAGACCCGCTACACGGGCGCACTGCGACGGCCAGCCACCCGAACCGAGCGGCAGGATGAAACCGGGAGAGCCCGCCACCACGCGGAAGTCCGAGAGCGTCTGTGGGGTCTCGGTGCCGAGGACGTCGATGGCCCCGATCTCCGAGAGCGAGACCAGCGGCTGCACTGGCGGAGAGATCATCGCGTTGCCCTGGTGGTCGTAGAGCTCGTGGGAGTCGTAATACCGTTCCCAGGTCTGATTGAGGAGCGCGCGGTTCGAGAGCCGTTCGATGATCCGCACGACCGCAGGGATCAATGCGGTGATGACATCGTCGCGGAAAACGACATCACCGGGTAGGGTGAGCCACAACTTCGCCGCCGCCAGGTCGAACGGGGCGCTAGCCGGTTCGGCGGTGCGCCTCCAGGTGCTCATGCGGGCCAAGGGGTGAAGCCGTGCATGCTGATGAGTTGGTCGACGATCTCCGGCGGTGCCCAGCACAGACGCCCGTCGAACGTGCAACCGGAAGCCGCGGTAACACCCGGCGGTGCCAGCAGCGGAACGAGCCCTGCATGGGCCTCCGTGCCCGCTTTGATCTCCTCGGTGGGCGGGACCCGTTCGGGCTCCTTGCCCTTTTTCTTGTACTGCGGCATGAGTCCTCCAAAGCAATGGGGGGCCTCGCGGCCCCCCATCGTTACGCTGCGACTCGCCTTGCTAGGCGATGTTGATGTTGCCGATCGCGCCGAAGCAGAATGGCGCGTAGACCTTGATGGCTTCCTGCATGTAGGCGCCGTGCCAGAACGTCCGAGTGATCGGCGCCCAGTCCACCCGCCACAACCCGCCGAAGCTCTGCACCTCGACGCTGCGCTGCGAAGGGGTTCCCGGGATCGGGTAGTTCATCCGCGAGGCGAAAATCAGAGAGTCGGGCAGGTTGGGGTTGACGATGATGTCGACGATGTCTCCGGTGTAGGGGTTGACCACGCCCGTGACGCGCCCACCAAGCGCGATGCCGCCGCGCAGTTGGTCCGTGGTCACGATGAACATGGTGCGCGGGTTGCTGGCGCTGAACGCGAGAATCTCCAACGCCTTGTACGTGCCCCCGCTCATGTGGAGAGCTTCGGGCGTGATCCCGTAGCTGTTGAACATCGACGCGAACAGGTCACAGAACTGGTCGACCCGCCCGTTGGTCATGGTGAGCGCCGCGTTGTCCATCGTCTTCCAGTAGGCGCTCGCATCGTTCATGGCCTGATAGAAGATGCCGGTCGGGGCGGTCGTTTCCTTCGAGTAGTCGGTGCCGACGGTGAGCGCGCTGATGACCTGCTCCGTTCCAGCAGCTTCCGATAGTTGCACGAACTTGTTGACGAACGTGATGGCCAACAGACGACGCGCCGAGTCGCCAGGGTCCGCGCTGGCGTGGAACGAAACGTACCAGGCGTAAGCGACGGCACCTTGCTTCGCGGTAACACTCCAAGTGACCTTCTGGTTGATGGTCACATCCACGGCAGACGAAGCAACCGATGCCTTGCTGATGCCGCCGTTGACGTTGTAGGACTCGCCGGCAGGCGAGGTGACAGCCTGCACCTTGGTGAGTCCAGCCGTGAGGGCAGCGGCAGTGTTCGTGGTCGAGCACAGCGCGAGCTGGTCGACGGTGAGGCACACCACCTTGCACCAGTACTTGCCTGCGGTCATCGCCACGCCACCGCTCGCTGCCACACCCGTCGGTGTGGCTGGCACGTCCAGCGCGAGGGTGTTGTTGGCACCGAACAGGATGCGCTCTTCCTTCGTCGCGAACGCCTGCATCAGGTTCGCGATGCACAGGTCGACGACTCCGGCCTCCCCACCGCCGAACAGCGAGGCGCCCTGGTTCTGCGCCTCCTGGGTGTAGGAGTCCTCGACGCCGATCGTCGCGTAGGCCGCGCTTCCGGCGCCCTTGCTCTCCTGGATCGCACCGGCGCGCTTGCCTTCCGGCACGTACCCCAGGAGCTTGTTGCTGTCGATGCCGGAGAGCGTGATCCACGACACCGCGTTACCCTGCGCATCGGTGCGCCGGAAGACGCGGTTTCTAAACCACGTGAAGACGATCGGCACCAGGTTGACGTACCCCTGTTCGAGGTTCGCGATGTTGAACCCCGTGCTGATCGTGATGCTCTTGCGAAGGTCGGTGATGGCCTTCTGGAGGGAATCTCCCTCCAGGCCGGAGACCTTCTGCATCGCCTCACGAATGCCTTGCTGAATCGCGTGCATTTGCGTTTCTCCTTCGCCGCGCTGCCTCTACGGCATGCGGCTGAGTTTGCCCAGCAGACCGTTGTACTGCTGGGTCAGGTTGTCGCGGTGCATCCCTCGGGGCGCGGCATCGATGGCCTTTCGCAGCTCGGCTGCCTTGTCCTGCAGCTCCTGCCTCGCCTTCGCAGCGCCTTGCTCCTTGGGGACGCCTTGGTTGTCCTCCACCAGGCCCGTGTGCGGGACCTTGGCGGGGGTGGTATCGGGGACGGTGGGCGCAGCGGGCGCGGCTTTCGCCACGGGTTCGACGACCGGCTCCGGCGTGACCGTGCCCACAGGCGCATCCTGCGTGGCCTTGGCCAGCCCTTCGGCCAGAGCGTCGACCTTCGTGGTCAACCTCGCCTCGAGCGCTGACAGTCCCTCGGTGATGAACTTCTGCAGAGCGCCGCCACCATCGGGCGGCGGGTCCGGCGGCGTGGGTTCGGGCGGGGTGTCCTTGCGCAAACCGTCAGCCGACTCGCCATCCGCCTTGAGGTCGGCGTCACCGGAAGCCGCGAGACCGCCCGCATCGGCGATCTCCAGTCCGACTGTCGCCGCGAACTCGCGGAAACTCGCAGCCAGAAGTGCCGGTTTGTTGCCCCCACTCCAGGGAGACACGATGTCTTCGATGCACCAGCGCAACGTGTCAAGTAGGCCGGGGAGTTCGTCGGCGAACTCGTCTCGCGTGTGGCGTTGAGCGAACGTCGGCGGGGTGTACTCGCCGCCCGGACTCGTGGCCTTGGCGATGGCATCCTCCGGCCACCCGCGCTTCGCGAGGTCCGCAGCATCGCCCTTGAACGCCTTGGTGAGCGCCTGTACGAGGCCCGCAGAGCGGTAGACCGCACGTCCGGGGAACGTCAGAGCGCAGTGGAGACCCCCCTCCACGTCAACGTCCGAAATTTCCGTGATGCTCTTCCCGAGTGCGGCGTCGAACATCTTCTCGCGCGTGACCTTCTCCGCACCGATACTCACCTGGGGGTGCCACTCGCCCGCCTCGATTAGGCGAAACGCCTTGCGCGCGAGCGGATCCTCCGGGTCGAGAGCGAAGTCGATGAGCGAGTCACCCGTGTCCGTCCGCGTGCTGTCCACCGACTTCCCGAGAGGCAGGGGAACGTCGTGCGAGGGCGTGAGCAGCACCTTCCCGGCCTTCGCCGCGCCCTCGAACTTCCCGAGCGCCAATGTGCTCATGCGTTCGCCCTGACGGTCGATCTCAGGACCTGTCGCGAGAAAGATGAGGTGCTGTGTGCCCTTCGCGTCCGTCAGGGCCTTGCTGAGTGATCCGTTCCAGAACATTTTAAACCTCCGCCGCCCTGCGAGCCTGTCGAATCTGAATCTCTGCAGAATGCAGCAGGCGTAGGGCTTTCTTCGTCCCGTGTTTCCGTTCAAGTTCGTGGGCAAGTTGCGCGTTGATGGTCTCGGCTGCTCTGAGAGATGCAACCCGGCGGATCAGATAGCGCACCCACACTCCCTCCCCGATCGCCACCAGGGCGACCAGGAGAACGAGAGTTGTCACGTCAGTCCCCCCAGCCGACTTCCTCGCCGAGCTCGGCGGGGACGGCACTTCTTACGCAGCTGGGGTGTTCGATCACGTTGTCGAGAAACTCATCCATCGTCCACACCTGCCCGTTGGCCTCGGTGCAGGCATCGCACGAGTTCGGTCCTTCGTCGTCGAGGATCTTCACCCACTCGACGCCCTGGCCCTGCCAGTTGCGCGCGGTGCCCTCGTTGTAGGCCATCGCGCCTTCCGTCCGAGCGATCATCGCGGCGCGGGCATCGTCGTTGATGACCTCGTTGAGAGCGTCGCGGAGTTGCTTCTCGGTCCACTGCCCATCAAGGCCCTGCTGCAACACCGAGTCAACCCGGTCGCGCGTCTCGGGCAGCAGTTGCCAGCGCTCGTTCGGGTTGTCGATCCAGGTCCCGGTCTTCTCGCTGTACGTTCGCCCGATGAGGTCGCCCGCGCGTTGGATGGCGTAGTCCATTGCCGTGGTGCCGGACAGCGCCCCATAGCCAAGTAGATCGGCGGAATCATCCACGCCGGAGCTGAATGCGTCGTAGAGGGCACGCACCAGAGCGCGGAACTCCGCGACTGTTACGCTCACGTTCGCGGGGCCGTGAACCGGGAGGAGCTTCGTCGCCTTCTCCGCCGTCGTCTTCGCCTTCGCTGCATGTTCCACGGCGAGCGCGGCGAAGTGCTCGGCTTGCTGCCTGATGATCGCCAGGGTGGCTGCCTGCAGGGTCGGTAAGACAGCCGTCATGCGCTCGCTGTCCGCGGCGCGCTTCGCATCGCTCTTCCCGAACTTCCGCGCCTTGAACGCCTCCACGCCGCTCCCCGTACCCAGCGCCTTGCGGATGAGTTCCTGCTGCCACCGTGGAATGATCTCGGTGACAAACTCGCGCGGAGACTTCCCGGCCGAGACGGCCTTGCGCACCACCGTCTCCCAGCGCCTCAGTTCCTGGCGCGTGGCCTTGAGGGCCGTCTCGGGGGCCATGGCCGCCTCGGCCGGAATCTGTTCTCCATTCACCGGCTTGACGAACTGCGGAGGGATCGGCTTCGGCGGCGGCTGCTTCCCGATCGTGGGCAGCGGCACCGCCGGTGCCCCCACCGTGAAGAACCGCAGATCCTTCGTGTCCGCCTCTTCCGTGGTGCGCCCCGCCGCCTGCCGCATCTCTTCCCAGCCGATCAGACCGACCTTGTAGTCCCCCGTCTCCTGGGCCTTGCGCTGCACGTCATCAGCTTCGAGCTCCGCCTTCCAGCTCAGCTTGTGACCCGGATAGCCAGCCGCAGTCAGGTACTCTTCCCCGATCGCGGAGAGGTAGTACAGCCACGGGCGAACGCCACGGAGCGCGACCCATCGCTGCAGCGCGTCGGCGGTGGAGTAGTTGACCTTGCTCACCATTCCGGTCGGGTCGCTGCCGAACGCGCGGAAGATCGTGCGGATGAGCAGTTCCTCGTGGTCGGTGTCGATCCGAGGCGGCGGGACCGGCTTGTAAGGGGCGCTCCCCGCCACCACCTGCACCATGCCGTCGATTCCGTTGGCGAGCTGCTGCTTCATCCATGCGTCGTACGCCTGCAACTGGTCGAGAGTCATCGGAGGGACGCCCACGCTGCCCTCCGGGGTGCCGAGGAATCCGCCGAGTTCGAGGCCACGGAGCCAGCGCTTCATGTCGCGCAGGACCTTGTTGAGGTTGATGACGGCGCGCGCCGCAACCTGCTCGGTGGGCGAGAACCCGCGCAGCGTCCTGATGCGGCGATTGCGCGGGCGGTACCAGAGCTCATCGGTGGTGTACTCCACGCCGGTGAGCGACTGCACAAACGCCGGGATGGGGGGGGCGGGCAGGCGACCGTAGCTGTCGGGTTTCGCCAAGATGGTGGTCCCGTCAATCAGTTCCAGCCGCACTGCCCGCCCGTCTTTGAAATACGGGAACAACGTCACGTTGTCGCAGACCAACGCTTCCTCGAGCAGCATCCCGGCCCAGACGTCCCAGTCGTTCACGCCGTCGGGCTTCTGCAGGAGGGCCGTGACCTTGGGGTCCACGTCACTGCCGTCCTCCAGTTCGAGCGTCCAGTCGAGACCGGCGACCGTGTCCTTGACATCCTGAATCGCCAGGCGGATGAGATCGGCGGAGTCTGCGAGCCAACGCAGCTCTTGGAAGTTGAGGCGATATCCGTCCTCCCCGACCATGCCCGCATAGTTGACTTCGCGCGCCGCGATGATCTTGTTTCTGTTCGACTCGATGAGGCGCGGTGTTGCCTTCGCAAGCGCGGCAAAGGTCGCAAACGTGGCGATGCTGGCGCCGGGGGCGAGGTCAGGCGAGGATTCCGGCAGAGGGACGATGGCGGCGGAGGTTGCGGGGGTCCCGCGATCAAAGGCGCTTGCTGCTTTGCGAAGGAATGACGCGACGGCGCTCATTGCGTCCGGGCCTCCTGCTTGGCTTCGGGTCTCGTTGGCGTGACCTGCGTCCACCAGGCGCGCGGCGCGGCGACGGCCTGCCACGCAAGTGCGAGCGCCATCACGGTGTCATCGTGCATGCCCTCGGGCGCTCCGTAGCGGGTTAGGCCGGACGGCAGGCGCTCGGCCTCGAACGCCTGGAGTTCGCCGATCTGCACGGGGTCGTTGAGGATGCGCAACTGACCACGCTCAAACGCCAGCGTCAGCGCTTCAACGGCGGACGCCTTGGTCGCGTTCGTGGTCAGGAATGGCTGCACCGGCAGGCGTTCACGAATCAACTGCTCGATTATCGGCTCGCCCATGCTGTTGCGCTCGGCAATGATCGTGGTCGGACGGAAGCGTTCGAACAGCGCCTTGAGCCTGCCCACCTGGACCGCGTAGTCGACGCGGTTGCTACGGTCAAGCCGCACCTGCTCGTTCGTGGTGAGGTCCAGGATGCTGATTACCGTGAAGTCGGCTGTCTTGCCCCAGTCCACGCCGAATCCGTACTGGTGGCCAGGTTCGGCCTGCTCCTGCGGTGTCGCAGTCGCCGCCTCCATGACCTTGCGGAACACGCCGCCAGCATCGTCGATGAACATGGCCTCGAACTCCTGGAGGTAGAAACGCTCGGGCATCGAGACGCGAGCAGCCTCGATCTCCACGGCAGCGATGTACGGGTTGGCGCGGGTCGGCATCTGCCAGGACCGCCACTCGCTCTGTGAGGCGTCCAGGCCGCGCTGGTAGAGCTGCCAGAAGTAATTCCGCCCCTTCGGCGTGCTCCCGAACCAGGCATCGCCCTGGAGGTCCGCCAGCGTCGGGCGAATCGCGCCGTTCCAGGCTTCCTCGAACCGCTGCACGAGCGCAGCCTCGTCAATCACGATGCGCTTGTACTTCCGGCCACGGGCAGGATCCGGCGAGTCCAGGGACCAGGCTTCGACGACTCCGCCAGTGACGAGTTCGATCCGGTGCTCGCTCTCGTTCGTCCTGGAGGCCACGGGGCGCAAGGCGTAGACCAACGCCCGCCACGCCTCAGCCAGCAGCTTGTACGACGGCGCAAACCAGCCGACAGGGTAGCCGTGCAGCGCGGTCTCGCACACACGGTCAATCTCAAGCACGCTCTTGCCCGCACGGCGGCCCCAGGCGAGGACGTTGAAACGAGCCGGGTTGTCGATGACGGCTTGCTGTGCGGGGTGGGGCTTCGGGAGAAACACCTGGACGGTCTGAGGCAGCGCGCTCATTCGTGCCCGTTGACCTTTGAGACGTAGACGACTTCGATGCGCAGGGTGCCGCCATCAGCGCCGGTGTGAACAAGCTGCTGTGCCGGCTTGCCATAGGCACGATCTAGGATCACCTTCCAGGCTTCCAGGCTGATGCGCTTGTCTTCGGATTCTGAAAGGCTCTTGAGCGCGTGTCGGCCCTCTCGTTCACAAAGTTGGCGAGCCCACTTCGTGATCTCGACTGCAGCCTTGGTGCGACCGCCAGGATTAGGGCTCGGCCCACCCTTGCGCCAGCGAGGATTGCCCCGTTTCCCTTGAACTGCCATGTTCTGAATTTGTTCTCCCACAAAAGCAAAAGCCCCGAATCTTCGGGGCTCTCGACAGTGTTACCGCTAGTGCAGCGCCTCGCTGCGCCTGTGTTCTGGCAACTGGAAGAGCAGCGCCGCCGTGGGCGTCATCTTGTCAAGTGTCTGAGCCACTGCGGCTAGGCGCACGGACTCACGCTTGACCGTGCGCACCACGTACCACCAGCACAGCCAGAAGAGCATGCGTTTCGTGGCGTCACCCCCAAAGCAAAAGGCCCGGGATCACCGGGCCTGCCGACACATTCGTCGCTGCGTTTTCAATCTAGGGCATGACCCGGGTGGTTGTCAAGCCCCCCTTGAACTGACCACCATCGGCGGTCCCTCGATCCACTCCCTGAACGCCGGGCCGTGCTCGAGATGGTGCCAGCAGGCGGACAACTCACAGACCAGCAAACACCATTGCTCGCGGAACTCGGGCCAGGTCTGAGCACGGCGCGCCCACGTCTCGGCGAAGCGCGCGCTCCACGTGAACTTGTACACCGCCCGTACGAGCGCCGGATGCTCGCGGTGGACGTTCGGCACGCCCCCGCGGCTCGGTAGTGCGATCCCCGGCTGCCAGACATCACGCAGCCAGTCCGCGGCCTGCTGCGCCCAGAGGACATGCTCCACCAGCGGGCAGCGAGCGAGCTTCTGCGCCACCGTGCAGGCGTTGTCCTGGCGCAGGAGATCGCCGGAGGTCGGGCGGAGCTGCGAGCCGACTCCGGGAGAGGAGGAGGCGTACTTTCTCAAGATTTTCCAAACCGTGCTGTCGCTCAGGAGCTCAACCACCTGATCGGGCATCACACCTCCGCCTCCATAAATGCCCCGGGGAGAGGCGTGCTCCCTCTGGGTTTCGAAAGAGGGCTGGCCTCAGCCCCGGGGTTCGACGATTGGTCCGGCGCCCCCTTCCTGGCTTTCGATCTTGTCGTGGCCGGACCTTTCACTTTTCACTACTTTCCTTGTTGGCTACGACCCACAGGTCGCGCAGAATTTCCTTGCCGACCTTGCGAAGCGCTGCGTTGTGCTGGTGGAGAGGAGTCCACCCCTCACGGCTTTGGTAGGTGATCCGCGCCGCATCGTAGGTGTCCCGGTAGGGCGAGTCGGAACACTTCATGCAACATTCGGCCATGAGGTGCACGAGCATCTTCGCGTGCGGCTTACCGGCTCTGAAGGCTTCCTCCTGCGTCATGCCCTTGCACCGCTTGCACGTCACGTCACCGTGCCCACAGAAACTCCACAATTGCGATACGGTGCGGCGGTATGACGGAAGCATCACCAGATGCTTGCCCTTACCACAGCGTTTCGGATTGCAGACGTGATCCTCGGGCGGTGCCTCTGTCCAGGTCATCGGGTTGGCAATGGCGGGGTCACCAATGGCACCGAGCAGGCGCGCCATAAGATGCTCGCCGAGTCCCTTGGTTTCCTTCACCCACGCGCGGATGTGAGGCGCGGCTTTGCGGAAGGTCCGGCGCATGGCGAGGCCAGCGCTGTCCTCCGCGATTTTGGCTAGGCGAAGGATCGCGCCCGTGATCTCTTGGTCCACCTGCGACGATTCGAGCCGGTTGCCGACCGAGATCCGCGCGCGCTGGAGATCGGTGAAGGTCTCGGCCATCAGGCGGAGAGCATCAAACTGCGAGTGCGTCAGCGTTCCTGCAGTGGGTTGCGAACTCGGGGTGGCCGACGCACTCGCGCTTGATGGTTTGGCCGGCGACTCAGCGATGGATTTCGCGGGTGCATTGGCCGACCGTTTGTTTTTGAGAGAGGCCGCAGAGCACGAGTGAGGTATGGTTTTCGCCGCGCTGCTGGAGCTCATGCGGCCTTCCTCTGCTTTCCTTTGAGATCATTGAGGCAGCGAACACCGGCAAGCCGGATCTCTTTCGCTGCCTGCTCGTGACGCTTTGCGTCCTTGATGCAATCACCCGAGAGGCGGCGCTGCATCTCGGCGCGGGCAAGGTGCTGCTCTTCGGTTGCCTCGCCCCACTCGACACGCGTCCCATCCGGCAACGCGAACGTTTCATGGGCGAGGACCTCGCGGGCCTTGATCCTATCTACCGGCCCCGAAGAGGCGGACAATTCCTCATCCACGCGCTGCTCGATAGACCTCACCCGACGGCGGCTCAGATGTCGGTAGTACCACAAAACCAGGGGCCGCACACAGTCCCAACCCTTGCGTTTGACGGCGAGAAAAACCTGTTCTTCGTCGAGCCCCCCATCCGCCGCCTCCTGAAGCACCTTATTGAGTCCCTCGATTGTCGTCATGGCTCATGCCCTCCTTTCATGGGCTGAATCCATTGGGAAATGAGGACCGACCGGCAGGCGCTGTTGCCATGGGTTTCGAGCGATGAGTAACCCGTCGATCGGAACCGTCATTTCCGACGCAGTGCTTGCTGCCACGCTGCACGCCCCTTTTCCCCGTTGCCTCCGACCAGCAGCGATGCCGCGTTGCCGATCGGCTGCCAGCCCTGTGCGATCGCGAGCTGCACGAGGCGGTCAAGCTCGCGTTGACTCTCAGCCGTGATGGTCTGAACGCTGACGGTCATGCGCTTTCCTTCGGCTTCCGCCAGATCGCCATGTCGTGTTCGTCTGCGACGCCGGTTATCCTATCCGTCACCTTTTGTCCTAGCGCTACCACGTTCCCTCCCCTTGTGCCGCTTCTTCCAGCGCCTGTCGCGTGCGCGTTCCAGGCGGCGCTGGCAGGCGCCGCACGTCCGACAGT